CCTATCCCCTGTGTGCCTTGAGAGACGCCGACTACTACGTCTCTGTTTGAATTTAACGCTAACCCGATTTTTTTAGTTTTAAGGTGTTGACATATGGCAGATAAACGAATCCGTTCCGACAGTTCGGCGGCAGCGGTTCAGGCCATGAAAAATGCAGCTGTGGACACCATCGATCCGCCGTCCCATGCAGGTTTGGAGAAAAAAGCCGAACCATTCTGGCATGACAATATCAGATCGAAAGCTCTGGACAGCTGGACGCCTGCCGACCTTCTAGCCGCCGTAGAACTTGCTAATAATCAGCTCTATATCACCGTTTTACGCAAGGATTTACGCAAAGAAGAGCGCATACGCGGGGAGGAGCGAGACGAAGGCCTTATAAAAGACCTCCGCAAGCAAATTGTTGAGCTACAACGAACTATCCTGGCTCAGCGCCGCGACCTCCAGATCCACTCCCACGCAACCAACGGCGAAAGTCGCGACCAGAAGAAACGTAATCAGAACGATCGTGATGCACGGAATACCAAAAACGAGCATCAGGACCAGGACGATAACCTGATCGCCTTTCCCAAGCACGGATAAAAGACTATGACGCGAGGTGAGCGTGTAATAGCGTTCATTGAGCGCTTTTGCATCGTGCCAGAAGGCAAGCTTATCGGCCAACCTATGCGGTTGGACCCCTTTCAGAAAGATTTCATCCTGGCGGTTTACGACAATCCAGCCGGAACGGATATGGCGATCCTCTCCATCGCCCGAAAAAATGGTAAGACTGGCCTGATTGCCGGAATTCTGCTGGCTCACCTGGTGGGGCCTGAAGCGGTGCAGAACACGCAGATTGTCAGCGGTGCACTCAGCCGGGAACAGGCGGCCATCGTTTTTAACCTCGCGGTGAAGATGGTTAACCTGAACCCCAAGCTGCAGGAGATTGTGCACATTACGCCCAGCGGCAAAAAGCTGATCGGCCTGCCGTGTAACGTCGAATACAAGGCTTTATCCGCAGAAGGTAAGACGACGCACGGCCTTTCCCCCATTCTGGCCATTCTCGATGAAACAGGGCAGGTTAGGGGCCCGCAGGATGATTTTATCGATGCAATAACTACGGCGCAGGGGGCTCATGAAAACCCGCTGCTAATCGTTATCAGTACGCAGGCAGCAAACGATGCTGACCTGCTTAGCATCTGGATTGATGATGCGGTCAAATCGAAAGATCCGCACATCGTGTGCCACGTTTATGAAGCGCCAAAAGACGCTGATATCAGTAAACGCGAGTCCTGGCTGGCTGCGAACCCGGCACTGGGAACATTCAGGTCAGAAAAAGACATGGCGCGCCAGGCTGAGAAAGCTGGCCGAATGCCAAGCTTCGAAAACACCTTCCGAAACCTCAACCTCAATCAGCGCGTGTCTACCGTATCGCCGTTTATCTCCCGCAGCGTGTGGGAGCTTTGCGGAGAGATGCCGATTAACACCCCGAGGAAGTGGTACGCGGGGCTGGATCTGTCAGCCAGGAACGACTTAACGGCGCTGGTTATCGCTGGTGAAGCAGATGATGGTGTCTGGGATGTTTTCCCCTTCTTCTGGACACCGCAAAAGACTCTTGAAGAGCGAACCAAAACGGACCGAGCACCATATGACGTTTGGGTGAGGGAGGGGCTGCTGCGCACCACGCCAGGAGCTTCGGTGGATTACTCATTCGTCGTTGCGGATATCGCTGAAATTATCGGTGATTTCGACCTTACCTCGATGGCTTTTGACCGCTGGCGCATTGACCAGTTCAGGAAGGATGCCGATGCCATTGGGCTGAGCCTCCCGCTGGTCGAGTTCGGCCAGGGCTTTAAGGATATGGGGCCAGCTGTAGACACGCTGGAGTCTCTGATGCTTAACGGGCGCGTGAGGCATGGCATGCACCCCGTATTAACGATGTGTGCTGTGAATGCGGTGGTGGTGAAAGATGCTGCTGGCAACCGCAAGCTCGATAAATCCAAAGCAACGGGCCGTATTGATGGCATGGTCGCAATGACAATGTCCGTTGGTGCTGCTAATGGGGAAGTTACCGAACAGGGTGGTGACTTCGACGATTTCATTTTCCGACCGCTGAGCATGTGATGGAAGAACCTAAATACACGATTGACCTGCGAACCAATAACGGCTGGTGGGCAAGGCTGAAGTCCTGGTTTGTCGGCGGGCGTTTAGTCACCCCAAATCAGGGCTCACAGACGGGGCCTGTTTCGGCCCACGGATACCTGGGCGATTCATCCATTAACGATGAACGGATACTGCAAATTTCGACTGTGTGGCGCTGCGTGAGCCTGATTTCAACGCTCACGGCATGCTTACCGCTTGATGTCTTCGAAACAGACCAGAATGACAACCGTAAAAAAGTGGATTTGAGCAATCCACTGGCGCGACTGCTGCGCTACTCACCGAATCAGTACATGACCGCCCAAGAATTCAGGGAGGCCATGACGATGCAGCTCTGTTTCTACGGTAACGCATATGCACTTGTGGACCGCAACAGCGCAGGTGACGTGATCAGCCTACTCCCGCTTCAGTCTGCCAATATGGATGTGAAACTCGTCGGAAAAAAAGTGGTTTATCGCTATCAACGCGACAGCGAATACGCCGACTTTTCGCAGAAAGAGATTTTTCACCTTAAAGGCTTCGGATTCACCGGGCTTGTAGGCCTGTCACCCATTGCTTTTGCCTGTAAATCGGCAGGTGTGGCAGTTGCGATGGAGGACCAGCAGCGAGATTTCTTTGCCAACGGCGCCAAGTCTCCGCAAATCCTCTCAACTGGCGAAAAAGTGCTAACTGAACAGCAGCGCTCCCAGGTCGAAGAGAACTTCAAAGAGATCGCCGGCGGCCCGGTAAAAAAACGCCTCTGGATTCTGGAAGCGGGTTTTTCTACATCGGCAATTGGCGTAACTCCGCAGGATGCCGAAATGATGGCGTCCCGAAAATTTCAGGTAAGTGAACTGGCGCGATTCTTTGGCGTACCGCCTCACCTTGTCGGCGACGTCGAGAAATCAACGAGCTGGGGATCGGGCATCGAGCAGCAGAATCTCGGCTTCCTGCAGTACACCCTGCAGCCCTATATCTCCAGGTGGGAAAACAGCATTCAGCGGTGGCTTATTCCTGCTAAGGATGTTGGCCGCATTCATGCTGAGCACAACCTCGACGGCCTGCTGAGGGGAGATTCGGCATCCCGCGCTGCCTTTATGAAGGCAATGGGAGAGTCAGGGCTACGCACCATCAACGAGATGCGACGAACGGACAACCTCCCGCCATTGCCGGGTGGCGATGTGGCAATGCGCCAGTCGCAATACGTGCCGATCACCGATTTAGGAACCAACAAAGAGCCCCGTAATAACGGGGCTTAATTTTTATGGGGGCCGTAATGCCTGAAATCGTAAAAACGCTGTCCTTCGACGAGACAGAAATCAAATTCACCGGTGACGGTAAACAGGGGATTTTTGAAGGCTACGCCTCTGTTTTTAATAACACCGATTCCGATGGCGACATCATTCTGCCCGGGGCGTTTAAAAACGCGCTGGCGAACCAGACCCGAAAAGTGGCGATGTTTTTTAACCACAGGACGTGGGAACTGCCGGTTGGCAAATGGGACAGCCTGGCTGAGGACGAAAAAGGCCTGTATGTGCGCGGTCAACTTACCCCAGGACACAGCGGCGCCGCTGACCTGAAAGCGGCAATGCAGCACGGTACGGTTGAAGGTATGTCGGTTGGCTTTTCCGTTTCGAAAGACGATTACACCATCATTCCAACAGGCCGCATTTTTAAGAATATCCAGGCTCTGCGCGAAATCAGCGTCTGCACTTTCCCCGCCAACGAACAGGCTGGCATCGCAGCCATGAAAAGTGTCGATGGTATTGAAACGATTCGTGATGTGGAGAACTGGCTGAGGGATTCAGTCGGCCTCACCAAATCACAGGCAGTTGGGCTAATTGCCCGGTTTAAGTCAGCGATTCGGAGCGAGTCCGAGGGCGACGGAAACGAAGCACAAATAAACGCTCTGCTTCAGAGCATCAAATCTTTCCCTTCTAACTTAGGTAAATAATTATGTCTGAACTCGCTCTCATTCAAAAAGCTATCGAAGAATCCCAGCAGAAAATGACCCAGCTTTTCGATGCGCAGAAAGCAGAAATCGAAAGCACAGGCCAGGTTTCCAAACAGTTGCAGTCCGACCTGATGAAAGTACAGGAAGAGCTGACCAAATCCGGCACTCGCCTCTTCGATCTGGAACAGAAACTGGCATCCGGCGCTGAGAATCCTGGTGAGAAGAAATCCTTCTCTGAACGGGCTGCTGAAGAGCTTATTAAGTCATGGGACGGTAAACAGGGCACCTTTGGCGCTAAAACGTTTAACAAGTCACTAGGCAGTGACGCTGATTCGGCTGGCTCACTGATCCAGCCTATGCAGATCCCAGGCATCATCATGCCAGGCCTGCGCCGTCTTACCATTCGTGATCTGCTGGCTCAGGGCCGCACTTCCAGTAACGCTCTGGAATATGTGCGTGAAGAGGTGTTTACCAATAACGCCGACGTGGTGGCAGAGAAAGCACTGAAGCCAGAATCGGATATCACCTTCAGCAAACAAACCGCGAACGTGAAGACCATCGCGCACTGGGTGCAGGCATCACGTCAGGTGATGGATGATGCGCCAATGCTTCAGTCCTACATTAACAACCGCCTCATGTACGGCCTGGCACTGAAGGAAGAGGGCCAGCTGCTGAACGGCGACGGTACCGGGGATAACCTGGAAGGGCTGAACAAAGTGGCAACCGCCTATGACACCTCGCTGAATGCCACCGGCGACACCCGCGCTGACATTATCGCTCACGCTATTTATCAGGTGACCGAGTCTGAGTTCAGCGCTTCCGGTATCGTCCTGAACCCGCGCGACTGGCACAACATCGCGTTGCTGAAAGACAATGAAGGCCGCTATATCTTCGGTGGTCCTCAGGCATTCACCAGTAACATCATGTGGGGCTTGCCAGTGGTTCCGACTAAGGCGCAGGCCGCCGGCACCTTTACCGTAGGCGGTTTCGATATGGCCTCACAGGTCTGGGATCGCATGGATGCCACCGTGGAAGTTAGCCGTGAAGACCGCGATAACTTCGTGAAAAACATGCTGACCATCCTGTGCGAAGAGCGTCTGGCGCTGGCGCATTATCGCCCGACAGCAATCATCAAGGGCACCTTCTCTTCTGGCTCATGATGGAGGGGGCGGGGAAACCCGCCCTTTTAACGTATGGCGATAGATGTTCTGGATGTAATTTCCCTCAGTCTGTTTAAGCAGCAGATTGAGTTTGAGGAAGACGACAGGGACGAGCTGATCACGCTGTACGCCCAGGCCGCTTTTGACTACTGCATGCGCTGGTGCGATGAACCAGCATGGAAGGTTGCGGCTGATATTCCTGCCGCCGTTAAGGGCGCCGTTCTGCTTGTCTTTGCTGACATGTTTGAACACCGGACGGCACAAAGCGAAGTGCAGCTTTATGAGAATGCAGCCGCCGAACGCATGATGTTCATTCATCGCAACTGGCGCGGTAAAGCCGAATCAGAGGAGGGCTCCTGATGGAACCAGGACGATTCAGGCACCGGGTAAAAATTCTCACCTTCACGACTTCGCGCGATCCATCTGGTCAGCCGGTTGAATCGTGGACAGGTGGCAACCCGGTCCCGGCTGAGGTAAAGAGGATCAGCGGCAGAGAGCAGCTTTCAGGCGGCGCGGAAACGGCGCAGGCAACGATTCGCGTCTGGATGCGCGCAACGGAGCGAGTGGATAAAAAAGTGGGCAAAAATAGCTTATGAACGAGCAACTGGTAAACGAACTGATAGCAGTGATACGGGAACAAATCACAGCGCAGAGGGAGCAGACGGAAGCGATAAGCCGTCTGGCTGAATCAAATATGGCGCTTTGCGATGTCATTATCCAGTCGCTGGCTGGTGAACTAGATGAAACTGCAGAGCAACAAACCTATCTGAGCGGTAAACCCAGGGGGTAACATGCAGGCCGGGAAATTGCGCCACAGGATTACTCTGCAGGAGCCAGTAAAAGTGCAGAACCCGACAACGGGAGCCGTAATTAATACCTGGCGAGATGTTGCGACTGTCCGGGCCGAAGTTTCACCATTGTCAGCGCGTGAATTTATTGCTGCGCAGGCTTCTCAGGGTGAAATAACCACCCGTATTGTTATTCGCTACCGTGCCGGAGTTACCAGAAAACATCGCATCTTGTTTCGTGGTGCTGTGTATAACATCCATGGTGTTCTGCCCGATCCAAAAAGCGGACGTGAATACCTGACGCTTCCCTGTTCTGAGGGTGTTAATGATGGCTGATAGTGTTGAGGTAAGTCTTACCGGGCTTGAATCACTTCTTGGGAAAATGGAGGCCGTATCAGAAGTCACCCGTAATAAAGCCGGTCGGTTTGCATTGCGTAAGGCGGCAAACATTATAAGGGATCGGGCCAGAAGCAACGCGTCACGAGTTGATGATCCTCTGACTAAAGAAGCAATCCACAAAAATATCGTCGCCAGCTTCAGCAGCAAGCAATTCCGCAGGACAGGTGATCTGGCATTCCGTGTCGGGGTAATGGGCGGTGCCAGGCAGTATGCAAATACAAAGGCAAACGTCAGAAAAGGCAGAGCGGGTAAAACATACAAAACCTCAGGAGATAAAGGCAATCCAGGAGGAGATACCTGGTACTGGCGTTTTCTTGAGTTTGGTACTGAGCACACATCAGCGCGGCCTATCCTCCGACCTGCAATGAACGGCGTAGATAATGACGTGATTAATGTTTTTTCTACGGAAATGGGAAAGGCTATTGATCGCGCTATCAGGCTGGCCATGAAGAAAGGAACCACTGCATGATTGCCCCTATTTTTTCTGTTTGCGCGTCGAGTCCTGAAGTCACTGACTTACTCGGAAGCAATCCGGTAAGAATTTATCCTTTCGGAATTCAGGACGACAACGTGGTCTATCCCTATGTGGTCTGGCAGAACATCACCGGTTCTCCAGAGAACTACATTGCCCAGCGCCCTGACGCAGACTTTTTCACGCTGCAGGTGGATGCATATGCCGACACCGTGGATGAAGTGATTGCCGTGGCTACTGCGCTGCGGGATGCCATTGAGCCGCACGCGCATATCACGCGCTGGGGCGGACAGGAAAGAGACCCAGAAACAAAGCGCTATCGCTACTCATTCGATGTTGACTGGATAGTCACTCGATAAACGTATTATTCAACCACCGGCCTTGAGCCGGTTTTTTTATGACCGGAGATAACAATGTCTGTATTGACGCAAGGTACGCAGCTCTTTGTGCTCGTAAAAGGCAAGGTGAGCGAAGTTGAATGTATCACTGCATTTTCACCCGGCAGCAATCCGGCTGACCAGATTGAAGACACCTGTCTTTCTGAACGCTTTGATCGCAGCTATAAGCGTGGTCTTCGAACGCCTGGCACAGCATCACTGACGCTTAACGCTGATCCTAAAAATACCAGCCACATCATGCTCTACAACCTGTCCATTTCGGACGACGAAGAGGATCAGGACCTGACCTTCGCGATTGGATGGTCAGACGGAACCGCATCGCCAACTGCGGCTGAAAATGGTGCATCCGGTGCAGTCGATGGCCTGGTGCTACCTGATAGCCGCACATGGTTCGTATTCAAAGGCTATGTGTCCGACTTCCCATTTGATTTTTCAGCAAACACGGTTGTTTCTACTTCTGCATCTATCCAGCGCTCCGGCTCTGCTGTATGGGTGCCAAAAGTCGTGACCCCATAAAATCAGGGCGGCAACGCCCTTATTAATCAGGATTAATAATGAAATTAACACTTGATGCACTCAAGGAGTCCGGCGCGTTTACCGGTCGCCCGGTTGAGAAAGAAATCACCTGGACGCAAGGCGATAAAAAAATCACCGCGACCGTGTATGTTCGCCCGATGGGTTATCACACAGCAACGTCCGATGTGCTGGCTTTTGGTGGTAAGGTCGATGGTGTGGCAGGGCGTATCGCCGCATCCATCTGCGATGAACATGGTAAACCCATCTTCACCCCGGCTGACATTACTGGTGAGGCAGATCCTGAACGTGGTGCACTGGATGGCGGCCTGACGGTAGCACTGCTTCTGGCCATTCAGGAAGTTAACGATCTGGGAAAGACTTCGAGCTCAGCGCCGAAGACGAATTCTGGTGCGAGCTCGTCCTCAACGGAATCGGAGGCAGAACAATCGCCGAAGCGCGGGAAGTCCTCTCATTCAAAGAGTCCCAACTCTGGGCAAAGTACCGGGAACGATACGGGAGTCTGAACCCTATGTTGCGGGTTGAGTGGGGTGCCGGGCTGGTGAGCAGCATGATAGCCAACGTTAACAGAGACCCCAAGCGCCCACCATTCAACCCGACCGATTTCACACTTCACTTTACCAAAGTCAAAGCTGCTGATGGACCAATCTCGTTAGAGGAAGCCAGAGCCAGCTGGACATAATGCCGCCAACGGAGAGTTTATGGCTTCCAAATCACTGGGCACGCTGACGATCGACCTGATTGCCAAAGTGGGCGGTTTTGTCTCAGGCCTCTCGCAGGCTGAGCGAGCTTCACAAAAATGGCGTAAGCAGGTAAAGGAGGATGCCGCTGCCGCTGCAGCTGCCATGACCGGATTCGCAACAGCAGTCGGGGCTGCAGCCATCGGAGCCGGAGTGGCGGGGTATAACCTGCTCAAAACCACTTCACGTCAGATTACCGAATCAGACCGCTGGGCAAAGTCACTTAACATGTCCACGCAGTCCCTGTTAGCCTGGCAATATGCTGCAGAAAAAGCAGGTGTTTCCGGCGATCAGATGGCCGATATCTTTAAAGATGTCGGAGACAAAATCGGTGATGCCGTTCTTAATAAATCTGGTGAGGCGGTCGGTGCGCTGGACGCTCTGGGTTTGTCGGCTAAGAAACTGGCCGGAGAATCTCCCGACAAGCAACTCCTGGCTATCAGCGACGCACTGGAGAAAGTTAAGTCCAACGCCGAGAAGACTACCATCCTGGAGAGTCTGGGTAATGACCTGTCAAAGATGCTGCCGCTCCTGGACAATGGCAGTGAAAAGCTGCGTCAGTATATGGATGCCGCGAAGAAGTTTGGTGTGGCGCCCGATGACGCAGATATTGAAAAGCTGGTCAGAGTCAACGCCCTGTTTGAGGATATGGAGACGCAGGTCAACGGCGTCAAAATTGAACTTGCTGCAGGGCTCGCCAGCGTAGATTTGAGTGGGCTCCAGAAGTCTATTGGAGATATGGGGGATGTATTTAAAGACCCGGCTGTTATTCAGGGTCTGACTGATCTGGTTGGTGGGGTAGTGGACCTTGCCACCTGGCTGGTAAGGGTAGGAGCCGAGGCCGGAAAGCTGATAGACCAGTACAAAGGTGGGAGTTCGGTCGGCCTGAATGCCTCCATTCCAGAAATTGAACGGCGCATCAAGAACCTGAATGCAGATCTCGATGATAAAGGCATACTGGCGAGTTTCAACAGAATAGGTATGGACGTATCCGGTAAGGAGGCCGAAAGGGCTGAGCTCCAGAGGCGACTGGCCTTTTTGAGAAACTCCCAATCTACTCTACCGAAAATAAAACTGCCCGAGCCAGTCAAAACAAACTATACCCTTGGCGCCGGGGAAACAAACGGTAAGCCGCAAAAAAATACCTCTGGTCAGAAACTGGATTCAGCGTTTAAAAGCGCTGAGCGCAGTTACATGCGTCAGATTGAGCTGATCGATACCACCGGCAAAAAAACTGCTGTTGTGACCGAGCAGCAAAAACTGCAGTTCGATATAGCTGACGGCAAGTTGCAGGGGCTTAACGAAACCCAGAAGAAACGACTTGCGTCTCTGGCTCAGGAAGTTGATCGCCTTAATGCCGTCAAAAAAGCTAATGAAGAAAACGCGAAGGTAGCGGCGTTCGTGGCAAATCTGCAGGAGCAGAACGAGAATGCACGTGCAGATTTGGGCGTGGATATTCAGGGGGCCGGACTCGGTGACAAGCAGCGTGAAAGGCTGAGGGAAAGGCTGAGTATAGAGCGCAGTTATCTCGATCAGCAGCGCGATCTGCAAAAGCAGTATCAGTCAGGAGATATCAGCCAGACAGTTTATGACCGCGAAACCCAGGCATTAAAGGATGCACAAGCTGAGAGGCTGGGCATCCAGGAGGATTATTACAGTCAAATTGATGCGCTGCAGTCTGACTGGGTGACTGGCGCCAGAGACGGTCTCGCTGACTGGGTAGATGATTCAACTAACTATGCGACGCTGGCGGCGGACGCTATGAAAAGCGCGCTTTCCGGTATCAGCAGCAATATCGTCGACATGCTCAACGGCAATAAAGCGAGCTGGAAAGACTGGGGTGTCAGTGTTCTGAAAATCATCGAACAGGTGATGGTTAACATGATGATCGCCAATGCAGCCAGCTCGATAGGCTCATTGTTCGGTGGTGCCGCATCGTCTTCCGCCAGCAGCGGTACTGCGATTCAGTCCTACGGGGCGAGCCTGCAATTCAACGCCAAAGGCGGCGTTTACTCTTCTGCCGATCTCAGTCAGTACAGTAACTCTGTCGTCAGCTCTCCAACACTGTTTGCCTTTGCCAAAGGGGCCGGATTGATGGGGGAGGCTGGGCCGGAGGCTATTATGCCACTGACCCGCGCCGCTGACGGATCGCTGGGCGTGCGTGCTATGGGAATCTCAGGCTTAACACCGGGTGGTAGTAGTGCTCCTCAGGTCAGTATTCAGATTGATGGCAATGGGAATACCCAGACTCAGGCTAGCGGTGGATATGAGCAATTCGGGCGGGAGGTAGGTAGTTTTGTTGATCGGCGATACCGCGAGTTGATAGGCCGTGACCTTTCACCCGGTGGCGCGGTCTGGAATCTGGCAAAAGGAGGGCGGTGATGGCTATAGAAACATTCAGCTGGTGTCCGCGCCCGAACGCGGAGCAGGAAGTGACATTCCGACGGCGCACCGCGCAGTTCGGTGACGGATATCAGCAGGTTTCCGGCGACGGGATTAATCCCCGCTCGCAGAAATGGACTCTCCAGTTTACCGGTACCGAAACGTATATCGGGGCGATTAAAGACTTTCTCGATCGCCATGCGGGCGTGACGGCGTTTCAGTGGCGCCCGCCGCTTGAGCCTCTCGGGCTTTACCGCTGCGACACCTACACACCAACGCCACTTGGTGCCGGGTTATTTAATCTTTCTGCAACTTTTGAACAGGCCTACAAACCATGAGTCTTAACGCAGATTTTCAGAAGCTCGAACCTGGCGATGTGGTCAGGCTTTTCGAAGTGGATGGCACGGCATTTGGTACAGGTGATGTGCTGCGATTTCACAGCTACAGTCTTGCGCACTCTGAAGCCGAAATTATCGCTGCTGGCGGTGATGAAAATAAACTGCCAGCAAAATCTATCTGGTGGCAGGGTGAGGAGTATAAAGCGTGGCCATGCCAGATTGAGGGGATCGAAGCTTCAACCTCGGGAAGTAGTGCCCAGCCAAAACTTTCGGTTGCTAACCTCGACAGTTCGATCACCGCGCTTTGCCTGGCTTACGACGATATGCTGCAGGCGAAGGTGACGATACATGACACCCTTGGTAAGTATCTCGATGCGAGAAACTTCACCGGAGGCAATCCGACAGCCGATCCGACCCAGGAGAAGCTGAAGGTTTTCTACATCGATGCAAAGAGCAGTGAAAACAATGAAGTTGTTGAGTTCACACTATCCAGCCCTATGGATCTGCAGGGGCTGATGATACCTACCCGCCAGCTTCATTCTCTGTGCACATGGTGCATCCGGAACAAGTACCGAACCGGCGACGGCTGCGACTATGCAGGTACGCGCTATTTCGACAAAAACAACAACCAGGTAAGCGATCCGTCACTGGATGAATGCAACGGAACGCTGACGGCCTGCAAACTTCGGTTCGGTGAAAACAACGAACTCTCGTTTGGTGGGTTCCCGGGTACGTCGCTGATCAGGAGTTGATATGCGTCAGAAAACCATCGATGCGATTATGGCGCATGCTGCAGCTGAATATCCTCGTGAGTGTTGCGGCGTGGTGGCGCAAAAGAGCCGGGTAGAGAAATATTTTCCATGTAGTAACCTCGCTACCGAGCCGACAGAACATTTTCACCTGTCGCCAGAAGACTATGCAGCTGCTGAGGACTGGGGTACGGTGATCGCCATCGTTCACAGTCACCCTGACGCCACTACGCAGCCGAGCGAACTGGATAAAGCGCAATGCGACGCAACGCTTTTACCCTGGCATATTGTGAGCTGGCCGGAGGGGGATTTACGCACCATCCAGCCGCGCGGAGAACTGCCACTGCTGGAGCGTCCGTTTGTGCTTGGACACTTCGACTGCTGGGGGCTGGTAATGAGCTATTTCCGGCAAACGCATGGTATCGAGCTCCACGATTACCGGGTGGATTATCCCTGGTGGGAAAACGCCTATCCGGACAATTTTTATCAGGATTGCTGGTATGAATGCGGATTCAGGGAGTTTGACGGCCCGCCTCAGGAAGGGGACCTCGTCATCATGCAGGTGCAGGCCGATAAGTGGAATCATGCCGGGATTTTACTGGAGGGTAACATGCTGCTGCACCACCTGTACGGACATCTGAGCCAGCGCGTGCCGTATGGTGGCTACTGGCAGGAAAGGACGATGAAGATTCTACGTTACAAATCTCTGTGCTAACCTTTTGCAAAACCAAAGGGGATAGGGATATGAAAAAAACATTATTGACACTTTCTTTGATAATCATGGCTGGTTGTTCGAGTATGCAGGATCTCCGGAAGGAACCAGCGTCAAATACTTTTCAATCGAAGAAACAAATTGACGCAGTAGCTGAATGCATACTCTCTGGCTGGCAAGAAGAAAGCCAAAAATATGGAAGCGTTTTTATTCAGCCTTATGACGGTGGTAAAACTGTATTTACACAATCTCAACTTGAGATGGTTGATTTAATATCGGACGGCGGAATTACCAAGATTGAATTCCGTCATCAAGGTGGGCTATTTGCTTATCGAATAAACAGCCGGATTAAAGTAATAGAACGCTGTATCTAACCAAGACTTAACCCGCTTCGGCGGGTTTTTTTATGGTGAGAATATGAAAGAAGTAATGACAACAATTCAGCTCGGCGGAGTGTTAGGAAAGACATTCGGTAGAACCCATCAACGACTGATAGCGCGAACTGGTGAAGCTGCTATTGCTTTAAGTAAAACATTGCCCGGTTTCGAAAGTTTCATGATCAGCAGTAAACGTCGCGGATTAACTTTCGCGGTGTTCAAAGGGAAAAGAAATATTGCCGCAGATGAGATGGGTTTTCCCTCTGAAGGCGATGTAGTAAGGATTATGCCTGTAATTATCGGTAGTAAACGCGCTGGTCTTTTGCAGACAATCCTGGGGGCCGTGCTTATTACTGCTGCTGTATTGACTGGCCCTGGCGGTATTGGCGCTGCTTTCGCTGCTGGTGGATTGACGGGGTTTGCTGCTGCCACTGGCGCCTCGTTGGTCCTCGGTGGGGTTATTCAGCTTCTTTCACCGCAGCCATCAGGCATAGCCAGTAAACAAAGCGCAGATAACCGTGCATCGTATGCGTTTGGCGGGGTAACCAACACTGCAGCGCAAGGCTACCCGGTGCCTCTGCTTTATGGTAAGCGTCGAATCGGCGGAGCGATTATTTCTGCCGGAATTTATGTCGAAGATCAGCAGTAGATAACTAACCTTTTTTCTGGCCACCTTCGGGTGGCTTTTTTATGGGCGCAATATGGCTACAGATAAAGTGTTAAAAGGCCGCAAGGGCGGCAGCTCAAGTTCCCGAACTCCTACCGAACAGCCTGATGATCTGCAATCTGTAGCGAAGGCAAAAATCCTCGTTGCGCTTGGGGAAGGTGAGTTTGCAGGGCAGCTCACCGGCAAAGATATCTACCTGGACGGAACAGCGCTGGAGAATGCTGACGGCTCCCAAAACTTCAGCGGGGTAACGTGGGAGTTTCGCGCGGGAACTCAGGCGCAAAAATATATTCAGGGTATTCCCGGTACCGAAAACGAGATCAGCGTAGGAACTGAGGTATCAAGTGCCACAGCCTGGACGCGCACGTTTACCAATACGCAGCTTTCAGCAGTTCGCCTGCGTCTTAAATGGCCCTCGCTTTTCAAACAGGAAGACGACGGCGATCTGGTGGGTTACTCGGTCAATTATGCGATTGACCTACAGACGGACGGCGGCACATGGCAGACGGTACTCAATACCAGCGTGACCGGTAAAACGACCTCAGGTTATGAGCGCAGCCACCGTATCGATTTACCGCAGGCTGGCAGCACCTGGACAATACGTCTGCGTAAGATTACCTCTGACGCCAACAGCGCGAAGATCGGCGACACGATGATGCTGCAGAGCTTCACCGAGGTGATTGACGCCAAACTGCGCTACCCGAACACCGCGCTGCTCTACGTCGAATTCGACTCAAGCCAGTTCAACGGCTCTATTCCTCAAATTTCATGCGAACCGCGCGGCCGCGTTATCCGCGTTCCAGATACCTACGACCCTGAAACCCGCACTTATAGCGGTACATGGACCGGTGCGTTTAAGTGGGCATGGACGGATAACCCTGCGTGGATTTTTTACGACCTGGTTGTTTCTGACCGGTTCGGCCTTGGGCACCGTTTGACCGCTGCGAATATTGATAAATGGACGCTTTATCAGGTTGCTCAGTATTGTGATCAGATGGTACCAGACGGCAAAGGGGGCAATGGTACAGAACCACGTTATACCTGCAACGTGTACATTCAGGACCGGAACGACGCCTACACAGTCCTGCGTGATTTTGCCGCTATCTTCCGTGGCATGACCTACTGGGGCGGGGATCAGATTGTGGCCCTGGCTGACATGCCGCGCGATGTTGATTACAGCTATACGCGCGCTAACGTTGTTGGCGGTCGCTTCACCTATTCGAGCAGCACCACGAAAAGCCGCTACACCACAGCGCTGGTTTCATGGTCAGACCCGGGTAACGCTTATGCCGACGCGATGGAGCCGGTATTTGAGCAGGCGCTGGTGGCGCGGTACGGCTTCAATCAGCTGGAAATGACAGCCATCGGCTGCACCAGGCAGTCAGAGGCGAACCGAAAGGGGCGCTGGGGTATTCTCACCAATAACAAGGATCGCGTTGTTTCGTTTGATGTCGGGCTGGACGGAAACATTCCGCAGCCGGGCTACATCATCGCCGTGGCAGACGAGCTGCTTTCCGGAAAGGTTATGGGCGGCCGCATCAGCGCCGTTAACGGTCGCGTTATCAAACTTGACCGCGTAGCTGATGCAGCACCAGGTGATCGCCTTATTCTCAACCTTCCCTCCGGAGCGTCGCAGAGCAGGACCATTCAGGCCGTGAACGGGGAATCAGTCACAGTCACCACGGCATACAGTGAGACGCCACAGGCCGAAGCTGTTTGGGTGGTTGAATCTGACGAGCTTTACGCGCAGCAGTATCGTGTTGTCAGCGTTTCCGATAACAATGATGGCACTTTCTCGATTACCGGCGCATGGCACGACCCGGATAAATATGCCTGTATCGATACCGGAGCCATCATTGACCAACGGCCGGTGAGCGTGATCCCGCCGGGCAACCAGTCGCCGCCTGCGAATATCGTGATCAGCTCGTTTTCCGTGGTTCAGCAAAATATCAGCGTCGAAACAATGCGCGTGAGCTGGGACCAGGCGCAGAACGCTATCGCCTATGAAGCGCAATGGCGCCGCAACGACGGGAACTGGGTTAACGTGCCGCGCACCTCCACCACGTCATTCGACGTCCCGGGGATTTATGCCGGGCGCTACCTGGTGCGGGTGCGCGCAATCAATGCCGCAGAAATTTCATCCGGATGGGGCTATTCAGAAGAGAAAACGCTGACGGGTAAAGTGGGCAATCCACCGAAGCCGGTTGGCTTTATCGCCTCTGAAAACGTGGTGTTCGGTATCGAGCTGAACTGGGGATTCCCGGCGAATACCGACGACACGCTGAAGACGGAAATTCAGTACAGCCTGACCGGGAGCGAAGATGATGCCATTCTTCTGAGCGATGTTCCCTATCCGCAGCGCAAGTATCAGCAGATGGGCCTGAAGGCGGGGCAAATTTTCTGGTACCGGGCGCAGCTGGTGGACAGGACAGGCAATGAGTCGGGTTATACCGACTGGGTACGTGGACAGGCCAGTATCGATGTGTCGGATATCACCGATGTTATCCTGGAGGACATTAAAGAATCGGACACGTTCAAGGAACTGATCGAAAGCGCAGTAGACAGCAACGAAAAAATTGCTGGTATGGCTGACGATATCAGACAGAACGCTGACGATCTGGAGCAACAGGCGCTGGCCATCAAGGAAAACGCCGATGGGCTCGCCCAGGCCGAGGTGAAGATTGACGAAATCTCTGTCTCGATGGATGGCATGACGGGAGGCGTTAAAAACTCCTCTATCGCGGTTATTCAGAACAGCCTCGCGCAGGTCACCAGCCGTCGATCCCAGACAGCCACCAACGCCGGGAACAGCGCCAGCATCGACCGTATCGATACCACCATTGCAGATACCAGCCAGGCGGTTGCCCGTGCGCTGGTTACGCTTGATGCTTCTGCCGGTGGTAATGTCTCAAACGCGACCGATCTCACCGAAACCCTTGCTGATTTCACGCAGGCCTCGGCCACGAAAATCAACTCCCTGACGGTTACGGTAAACGGCCAGACAGCGGCTATTAACCAGACCGCGCAGGCGGTGGCTGATGTGAACGGTAACCTCAGCGCGATGTACAACATCAAGGTTGGTGTCTCCAGCAACGGGCAGTATTACGCCGCGGGGATGGGTATCGGCGTGGAGAATACGCCATCCGGCATGCAGTCACAGGTAATCTTCCTGGCAGACCGTTTCGCCGTGACTACTATGGTCGGCGGGACTGTAACACTGCCGTTCGTTATCCAGAATGGCCAGGCCATTATCAGGGATACAGTCATTGGCGACGGGACCATAAGCAATGCAAAAATTGGCAATTACATCCAGTCGAACAATTATGTTGCCGGCTCTGTTGGCTGGAAACTGGATAAGTCCGGGACGTTTGAGAACTACGGTTCGACAGCTGGGGAGGGAGCCATGAAGCAGACCAACCAGACAATCAGCGTCAAGGATGACAACAACGTTCTGAGAGTGCAGTTTGGCCGATTAACGGGGGTGTTCTGATATGGCTTATGGAATACAGACCTGGGATGCTTCAGGAAAACCCAACAACTATGGCATCAAACCCGTTTCCGTCGTTGGACGTATACAACTTGCCGCCGGACAAAACTCCGGCAGCTGGTCTTTCACTGTACCCTCAGGAATGAAGGTCGGTTTTGCGCTCTCACTTGATGAAGGAGGTAACAGCGTAGGGAGGAGCATTGTCGCGTCAGGGAACACAATAACCGTAACCGCAGCCTCTTCTGTGGGCCTGGGTAATTACCCGGCCTCTAAATGTGAGGTGGTCGTTTTCATGGAGAAAGCATAATGGCCGAATTTGGCGCGATGATATTAATGGATAACGGGAATCCCTTTGTAACGCCACAATCAACGCCTTTCTGTCTTTACGGGAAGTATACCTTCAATTCATCCGCGAATGGCAGTTCTCAGCAGGTTGCTCAAAATATCGCTTTAAACGCTGATTACCCAGTGATGGTTTTTATCAAGACCACCAATACAGCACAGCCCACTCCGGTTATGTCTTACAGGAACGGCGGTAATGTGTATGTTGCTGGTGTTAATCCCTACAACCAAAGTTTCACTTTAACGTCGTACGTTTTTGCCATATTCCCGCAGATATTACCGAAATGGGGTTTGGCAATATGGGATGCGAGCGGAAAGCTTGTGTTAACTAATGAGTCCCGTGTGCTATCAGACCTGCAGACGGTTGGCACGCCTGGTGCAAACGGCGGGATAAATATTGACCAGACGCTGAGCGGGTCATGGGCCGTTGCACCTGCTCAGTTGGGTCAGACCATCATTGTGAATAATTCAACCCAGCCTCCGACTATCTACACGATAAATGCTTATTCTTCATGCAGGTTTGACGGGGCCAATACGAGGATAAACGCAGGGGGGACCTCCACTGGGGCAGGTTCACCTGGAGGGGGAACGAATACTGGCATTTCATTAACCGCCATAAATACAGCGGCCTATGATTGATTGATCGTTTTTAGCGATCAATAACATAATATTGATCTATCCAATCAATTATACCCACCAGAATTGTATTGGTATCGTCTAAGATACTGAATTCCTCTGGATACTATCAAAATGAGAAAACTGATTATCTGCATGGCAGGCGCTGTCATGCTTACAGGATGCGCTGGCGTAATTGAGAAACAGGAACCAGTTTGCAGCGGCACTGCAATCGTTGGCGGTCAGGAAACTACGGTTCAGATTTACGGTGTGCGTAAACAAAACAACCAGACGCAGTACCGGGCTGGATATCCTTTCAGCTGGCGCTGGGTAAGTGCGAATACATTTACCGAAACAACCTGCAAATAACCCACTACGCTTAAACATAAACCTCGCTCCGGCGGGGTTTTTTTATTGCCTGGAGAAAATATGCTTTATAACACCGGCACCATCGCCATTAATGGAAATACCGCCACCGGGAAGGGTACAAACTGGACGGCACCGGCCAGCCAGGTTCGCGCTGGCCAGACAATTATCGTGATGTCTAACCCGGTGCAACTGTTCCAGATTTCATCCGTGAACAGCGCCACGTCAATGACGGTTACGCCTGCCGCTTCCCCGGCGCTGAGCGGCCAGAAATACGCCATTCTGGTGTCAGACATTATCTCCGTGGACGGACTGGCCCAGGCAATGTCGCAGCTCATCAAAGAGTATGACGAGAACATTGGCGCGTGGGAGACGTTCGCCACTACCTCAGCAAACCAGACCATCACCGTTACCATCAACGGGACCACCGTAACCATCCCTGGCATCGGTAAACTGGCACAGAAAGGGAGCAACGGTGCGGTTACTGTCGCAGACGGCGGAACCGGGGCAACAACGGCAGAAGGGAGTCGCACAAACCTCGGTTTAGGAGACAGCGCCACAAGGAACGTCGGAACGGCTGCCGGAACTGTGGCGGCCGGGGATGATTCGCGATTCGAAAAGATTGCCAAATTAGGAAGTGCAGCAACAAAAGATACTGGTGAGGGTGAAGGAAATGTGCTGATAACGGGGTCATTTGGTGTGGGTTCTAAAATTTTACCAGTCATCAGCGATATTTGGGATAAAAGCCAAGGCTCGCGCTTCTGCAACGTTACCCCTGCGACATTGGGAGGTCCTGGTATTTACGGCTCAGGCATCCGGCTGTCTGATCGAAACATCGGAAGTGGAGCAACCTATGCCGCACAGCAATCCTTTTTTGCTCTGATTTTTAGCGGCAAAGTCATTCAATTTATGGGGATGACTGATGGCGTCGACACCGGGTGGATGAAGATTTACCACACAGGGAACACGACCAGGGCATCTGATGGCACGCTGAAGGCCGCCTCCCCGATTGTACGGTTGTTTGGGAATGGCAAATGCCAGCTTAACGACGAATCAGAGGGGTGCACTGTAACCCGCTTGGCTACGGGAAAATATCTGGTTGAAGGGTGTGAGGGGCTTAACTCTGATGCCGCCTGGGGCGGTATTGATGGCGGTTTCGACATCCCAACCGACCGCAACAAACAACCGCTCATCTGGCTGGACTACGAAGTAAACGCTGATGGTTCTGTGCTGATTCAAACCTACCACCGCACACATCCTTCGGCACCTGCTTATGCCAGAAATGAACGTGACGGGATCAATGACGGAGAGCCTATTGATATCCCGTCAGATCAGTTCGTCAGCGTTCGAGTAGAAATGCCTGCTAACAGCATCTGGAATCAGAAACAGAAAGCAATAGAAGAAGCTGCGAAAAGCGCGTCCGAAGAGGTTCAATAAAATAATTGTGACGGCAGTAAAGCGACTCTTTTACTGCCGTCAAATATCACACTCCATTCTGGAGAACGGTCGGGAACTCAGAAACCAGCCACATATCGGACTCTTCAAACATTTCCTCCAGCATGCGGTTCAGTTTTTCCCGATCACTTTTGCTGGCATCGCTATTTAAACCGTTCGCCTGCATTGGCTTCACCTTCACTTCGGCATCGGGGAAAATCTGGTGCACCCGCTTCTTCAACTCGGCCAGTATGATCTCTCTGGCCCCTTTGAGCCCCTCAACATTACGCTTGTCATAAACTAGTTCAACGAACATAACCATCCCTCTCGCTTACTTGATCTCTGCAAATAAAAATACTACTGTATTCATATACAGTCAATGTGTCATGAGGGCTATACTTATGCCTCGTAAATCAGATATTCATGCAGCTTTTTTAGCCTCTATAGAACAGAATCAAAAGGGTTACCTTTGTCTCAATACAAATAAATTCATCAATAAGTTGCGCGAGAAGAGCTGGCATTTCAGCCAGGCGGATGCAAATACATGGATCGAGCGATACCAGCCGGACTTCGCCGATAAGACGACAAACGGCAGCCAGAACCGGTACTGGATCCTGCGTAACATGGGGAGGGTTTTCTAATGGGCTTTCCTTCGCCGGCTACGGATTACGTTGAACAGCGTATATCGCTTGACGAGCGCATCATCACCAGGCCAGCGGCTACGTACTTTATGCGGGCCGGTGCAACGCATTACCGAGAAGGTATCCTCAATGGTGCTTTGCTGGTTGTCGACGCGTCAATGTCTCCATGTGATGGTTCATTGCTGGTTTGCACAGATAGCGGTGAGTTTAGGATTAAGCGGTATCGCACACACCCGCGGCCACACCTGGAAAACCTTGAGAACGGTAAACGGGAGAGTTTGCTAGATAAGGATGAGGTATCCGACACTTCGCGTCCGGTATTTGGGGTGATCACGTATATCATCAACGACGCGCGGTCTGGTGAGTTTGATGACTACCCGCTGAAGTGAAAATAGTGTTGTGTACCAAATTGCGTACCAAACTAAAATCACAAATCATGAAACCCTTGTTCATGGCGGTTCTCAGGGGTATTGCGCGTAATCGTGAAAGAGGAAGGTAGGTTGTTTATCTGTGTCTGTCATTGTCTAGCATTGTCCACTGTAGTTAATTAACTGCCTGTTATAACTCGAAAAACAACCATTTTTTCACCTGAGTATGTCTACGAACGTCAAATATAGTTGTTTACTGTGCGCTGTTGTCCATGTGATATTGTGTACCAGATGTGTACCAAACCATTATTTCTGAGCGTACCAAATATTATTTATGGCTATAAGCGACACAAAACTGCGTACTATTTATGGTAAACCATATTCGGGCCCACAAGAAGTGGCTGATGCCGATGGCCTCAGCGTACGAATTTCACCGAAGGGGGTCATTCAGTTCCAGTACCGTTATCGCTGGCATGGCAAGCCTAATCGACTTGGGCTTGGTCGATACCCATCCCTGTCTTTGAAGGATGCCAGACAGATCACTGCTGACTTGCGAAATCTCTATTTCTCAGGAACGGATCCACGCACCTATTTTGAAGAGAAGGTGGAGAACTCCATGACGGTCGCCCAGTGTCTCGACTACTGGTTCGACAACTACGTCTCTACAACTCTCAGAGAAAAGACCCAGGCACTTTACCGATCAACGGTTATGAAGCGCATGCATGACGCCTTTCCTAATCGTCCGGCATCTTCTATCACGGTTAAGCAATGGGTTGACCTGCTTACCGAAGAAGAAAGAGATAATCCACGCCGAGCAAGGCAGGTGCTAAGTCAACTAAGATCAGCAATAAGTTGGTGCATGCGGCGTCAGTTGATAGATAGTTGCGCAATTATGAGCATCCAACCAAGGGACTTCGGCTCCCGCGCTGAGGTAGGGGATCGGGTACTGTCGTATCACGAACTGGCTAAGATTTGGCTTGCTATTGAAAGAAGCCGTGCGTCTACGTCAAATAAGCTACTTCATCAGATGCTTATGCTGTGGGGGGCGAGGCTCTCAGAGCTTAGGCTGGCAAAAAAGACAGAATTTGACCTGCTGGAAAACGTATGGACCGTACCGAAAGAGCATAGCAAGATGGGTAATGTTATCCGCCGTCCAATCTTCGAACAAATTAAGCCTTTCCTCGAAAAGGCCATGACAACGTACAATGATGTTCTTTTCCCTGGAGAAGACATAAACAAACCGATCAGCATCGCTGCAGCCAACCGATTCGTAAATAGAATAAGGGGAGGGATGGATCTAGGTTACTGGCGAACACACGATTTCAGAAGAACGCTTGTTACACGTCTGTCCGAGATGAATGTCGAGCCTCATGTTACTGAGCGAATGCTCGGTCATGAACTTGGCGGGATAATGTCCGTGTACAATAAACACGACTGGATAGAGGCTCAGCGCAAAGCGTATGAGCTTCACGCTGATAAATTGTTCTGGCACATCAGGAGCATTTCTGATTAACGCCACCGTTAAGAATCCACCCTTCAACAGCTTCACGAAGGTATGATTTGGGGTGGGTTCTGACTGGCTTCGGAAATCCGTGCCGTTTGGTATAGTTCCAGATTGTCTGACGTGATGAAACACCGAGCTTGTTCATCACTTCTTTCTCAGGAATCAGGCTGGTATCGGTCATCTTAATTCTCCAGGCAAAAAGAAACCGCCATCAGGCGGCTTGGTGTTCTTTCAGTTCTTCAATTCGAATATTGGTTACGTCTGCATGTGCTATCTGCGCCCATATCATCCAGTGGTCATAGCAGTCGTTGATGTTCTCCGCTTCGATAACTCTGTTGAATGGCTCTCCATTCCATTCACCTGTGACTCGGAAGTGCATTTATCATCTCCATAAAACAAAACTCGCCGTAGCGAGTTCAGATAAAAGAAATCCCCGAGAGTGCGAGGATTGTTATTCACCTTTAACGGCAAGTTGCAGGTTAGCCACGGTTTACCTCCTGCGGCGGTTCTGGTAGTGGCATCCAGTGTGTGACATTGCTAATCAGACCATATTCATTAGTTTGAGGATGGTTGCCGTTATCGTCTCCGTATTTAAGACTCTCCATAAAGCCATAATGCCTATCACCATTAACGCTCACAAAGCCGTAATAAGCAGGTATAACGCCGATCTCACACGTAACCAGCAAAGGAAAACTAGTTCTCCAATTTAGCTCGCCGATTACAGGCATCTGCTCACTACAGCTTATCCAACCATCTGGAATCACCGGAGAGTTGCCACCCTGAACAGTAGGCATATCCGGACCTTTGCGAATCGCCCTGGCAAGATCGATTTGGTCGTCGTACAACCAGTCACCTGTTTGCGGATGATTGGCTTCTGCCAATTGTGCAGCCCACTCCAGGCCGTCTTTGTGTCCTTGCAGATAGTCCAGCGGTAACTCATCACTATTACTTACAGGTTCGGCCTGAAGCATGGAGGCGCGATAGGCGTTCCAGCCGACAGCTTTTCCGTGTTCAAACGCGCTGTCAAAGTCATCATCAATTTCCATCGCAGCGGGCACAGATACCGGCGCTGGCGGGGCGGTGTAAAGCGGCGTTACTTCTCGCAGCGGGTCGGCATAAGCATTGCCACTATCGAAGCTGACGTTGTTTTTTGCCCCGCCTCCTGACAGCAACCACGCCACCGGCTCCGCTTCGAGCGATGCCAACGCTATACGCGCCATCTCTTTGACAACGTCACAGTTTTTATTTCCTTCGCAATCATCCATCAAAAGCCAATCGTCATTGATTATTTCTTTAATCTTATCCCGTGAAAGTTCCATTAATTCACCGCCTTAGCTTTACGCTCTGCTTCACTAAAATCCCAGTCAACACGATGCGATATTTCAATTGCCGCCCTAACGGAATGCTCAATCATGATGTCGAGCTTTTGAAGTGTCATGGCCATATTTGGATTTCGAGCCAATATTTCTGCGCGAAGAATTTGCCAGTCATTGCATGTTTCAAGTAATGAATTAGCCATTATCTTTACCCCGCGCTCCATATGCAGATAAGCACTCTTCAAATCCAGCCTGATTATCCGTTTGACCAAAACTGAAGCCATGCTGAAGACCATGACGAAATGCGCTATCTTGCAATTTATCTGCGCTATCGAGCTTCGCTTCCAGTTCAGCGATTCGCTTCTCTGCGGCTTCCAGCGATGCCAGTGCAATACGCAGGGCAGCCAGGATATTCCCCTGGTAATCATCAAGCCCGAAAGGAAGCTCATCACGAACGCTTTCATAATCGTTGATAGCCTGCTGAAGCCATTCTCTTGTGATAGTGCTCATGATGCCTCTCCTTTACATGCTTCGGTGACGTTTATTCCAGCGTTGTGCAGTGCCTCAAGAACCTGATGCTGCCTGTAAACCATTTCAGTGTGGTAAGGCTCGTCAAAATCGACGCGATGCAACATGCTATAGCATTGCGGAAGCACAACCTCCCGCAACTCCAGCTCAGCAATGCGCTTCTCTGCGGCTTCCAGCTTCTCGCGCATATCGTCAACGTACTCGACCAGAGATCCGCCAGCAGGAATTTCGCACTCCTCGACCAGTTGGAAGTAGATATCAGCTGCGGCCCGTGTGTTGCTATGCCTAGCGTCGCCCATCTCACCTTCACGAAGAGCATCGCGTTCGGCGGTAAGATTGGCTATTTTGCTGTCTTTGCCTTCCAGCTCAACGCGCAGCTTCCCTACCGTTAGCGCAATTTCCTCGTTCTCCTGGTCACGGCGTTTTATGTATTGCTGGTTTCTTTCCCGTTCATCCAGCAGTGCCAGCACAGTAGCCGGATTGGATGCGGCGATGAATTCAGCATTGGCCTGCTGTTCCATTTGGAAATCTTCATCGAAACCGCTTTCTGGATGCGCGCCTTCAATTCTGCAAATGGGAATATATCCAGCAGCCTCGCGATGAATTAGCGCATCATCACCATCAAATCGGCCATCTCCATATTCGAGCGACCACTCGCCACACGTTGCTTTTTCTGCCTTAGCACGCAGTGCCTGATAATCAATCTGGCTCACTGGCTGCCTCCTTTGCGAAGCTGGTCGGCGAACAAACGTACACCAGACGCTTCACTGCGTAGAAACCTAACGGCATAATCAAAACCACCTCGTTCTGCGTCGTCTGCTCCGTTGTCGAGGTTATCTGCGTACATCTCTACCCCCTGCGCCCGCACTTCAGCCAGGAAGGCGTCGGTTGCTGTGGTGTTAAGTGAAAAGTCCTGTCGGCCTGATTTCAGATACGCAATGGCGATCTTTGTTGCTGCGCATTCGACAGCGAATTTCTCTTTTTCAGCATCCAGCGCCGCGCACTTGGCCTCAAGGTTATCAATCGTGATTCCAGCAGAACGACACTCCCGCAACGCCGTTTCTAGTTTTGATTCAAGTTCACCGAACTTACGCACCAGATATTCAGCGTTTGTTTCGTTAACCTTTAAATCTCGGGGGATGCATTTACCTTTCAGAAAACCATCCATCTCAATTAGTGACATTTGTTTCATTTCTTCCCACTCCGCCACATTGCATTCAGATATTTGTTGTCATTAACAGAGCCGAAACTATTTCTCTTAAGCAATTCCTCTCTCGATGGCATTGGCTTTACGCGTTGGCGAATAATCATTTCTGCCGGAAGAATGCCGGGATTGTATGCAAGTCCTCTCATGATTTACTCTCCACGAACTGGTCAATAGCCATGCTAAGTGATACACCTAAAGTCTCGATATGCTGCTGAATATCCTGTAGCGTCTGCGCCTGAGATAACAGGATTTCACGGTTGCATAACTCTTTGACCAGATGCTCAAACTTGCTGTAATAACCGATACGACTTAGTGTTTCTTTCCCTGCATTCTCGCCTTCTTTGATAATTCCTCTTTCGCTAAGAATCAGGTCGTGTTTGGTTCCGGTAATAACGTATTTTCCGAGGTCGATGTTTAGCTTCATTGTTAATTACTCCATGTTAATTTATTTGTATGCCTGCTCTTTCTTCATCGAGTTTTTTTAGCTTGTATCGCATAGCTCTTACTGAATAAATTGAGCGGCAGGTTGCAATTGCTATTTCTTCTGCGGAGAACTTACCGAAAAGTGATACTTCGGCTCTTGTCCAGCGTCTTCCACGAAGTCGGCTAACAATGTCAGCGCCAATCCTTGTTGCTTTTGCCATTACTGCTTTTTCAGTCCTTTCCAGTTTTTCAGCGATAACTTCAACTGGCATTGTCGCCGCTACTTCGCGCAAGAAATCGACTTCCCATTTCTCCCATGGAGTCTTTTTCATAGTCGATACCGTTATTTGATAAGAAGTGAAGGTTTCCCAACTTTGAGTTGAGCGCCGGGGATATTTATTCCTGCTTTTAGTTGGTGTTTGATTGCCAGTTTGTCGGCTTTAATTGTCGTTTCAAACTCAACGTATTCAGGAGGAAGGGCGCTTGAGTCGATGATTTCTACAATTTCTGACGGTTTGCGGATTGTTACCTGGTGAATACCTGCTCTAATCTTTTTCTTGCCAACCATTTCAAGCGATGAGGCTATATATGCCATAATGCTGTCAATCTTATTTTGAATTACTGCTGCTCGTTCATTCAGTGACTTTGCCTCTTCCTTGAGGCGTTCAGCATAACCAGATTCATTTTTAATAATGGCGAGAAGTTGTTCTATTTTATCGGTAAATTCTCCTTCCATGCCTTCTATTGTGTCAGCAATCATCTCTGGCTCTAAATCTGAATCCATCAATTTTGCGTATTCATTGGCTATTTCATATAGTTTGCTCACTGGCAACCTCCAGTTTCGCTTTGCATTCTATGTAAATGGCTTGTACGTTCTGCTGCAATTTCATTCCAGCTGTCAGGCGATATGCTTCTGCAAAATATCGCTTCAAATCATCCATGTTTTCTGCCTGAGCCATTTCATCGCAAAGAAGTTGTGCTTTATCCATTATTTCCTGCTGGCGTTTCCGTTCATCTTCGCGGATATCTTCCTCTGATTTGTGCGGCATAACTGGTTCAGTCCATACACCTTCTTCTTCGTTTAGTACGTGAATAGCACTATCAAGACGTGATGCCTTAGGCCAATACTTGCTTGCACGCTTTACGACCGTCTTTCGCGCCATCTCATTCCAGTGATTTACCCATGGTCCTTTATCGCTGAATGCTGCCTTGCTTGTTTTCCTTACAGCCTCAATTTCAGCCAGACTCATCTCTTCCGTTAGATAATCACCTGCTGGCGTCTTAACTGTGCAGTAAACGCCAACGATATCACCACGATCACCGAAGGCGTTGTATTTATGGGTTGGTGCTTTATCAAGCCCGTTTGACTCATAGGTATCGTTAGCATGAACAAGTTTTGCCTGACCCCATGAGATAACACCAGACTCCATTGCAATATGGAGCAATCCCATATAGCTGATATCAAGGCAAACCATGCCGTCGCGAGGAACCAGATAAGCCAGTTTGCTGGCAGGGTTTAAGGTGATGCCGATCGCAGCAACATTGATGATAGCGTTCTGTGCGCTGGTTGGATTTGCCAGTGCCGTTTTAGCCAGGTAATCGTTTTTCTGGAAATACTGAATTGCAAACTGGCTTTCCTTAGCCCATGTCACCGTCTGTTCAGTCAATGCTCCACAGAATAACTGCTCCTGCTGTTTAACGAATTCAACGATATTGCTCATGCTGCTTCTCCATAAATGTGTCTGCGTTTGAATATTGCGAAGGCATATTCAGCCTTAACTCTTTCGGTTATTGCATCCCAGAACCATTCAGCGGCTTTTTCCTGATAGTTACAATCATCATCTTCCAGCCAGTCGATAGCGTCCTTAGTGTGTTCATCTGGTTTATATGAGCGAAGCATTTCGCTTATTGGGTCGCAACGTTTGCAGAGGCGATCAACTTCACTGTTGATTCGTTCGTAATCTTCATCAGTAAAACTTGCGATTATTTGCGATATTTCACGCTTATCATTCAGAGTCAGAATCATCATCTTTCTCCTGTTCTTTGTGCTGATTGAGCATTTTGTTCATCTGACGAATGAATTCTTCGTCTGACCAGTTATCTGTAAAACTCATGGGCGGCCTTGTTGTTTCAAAATATCCCAAAGCTTTTCGAGCAAACTTTTCATTCTTGGTTGTTTAAAGTCTGCTCCGGTTAAAATGTTTTTTCGTGAATGCTGTACCGATAAAATCGGGTTGAAAGGGCGAACCGATGCCGCCCCTGCAATAGCGAACTGTTGCATAGGATGCTCCTTCTGTTTGATTACATAACGAAAACGCCTCGAGTGAAGCGTTATTGGTATGCATATAAAAAAGCCCTCACACTGGAGGGCAAAGAAGATTTCCAATAATCAGAACAAGTCGGCTCCTGTTTAGTTACGAGCGACATTGCTCCGTGTATTCACTCGTTGGAATGAATACACAGTGCAGTGTTTATTCTGTTATTTATGCCAAAAATAAAGGCCACTATCAGGCAGCTTTGTTGTTCTGTTTACCAAGTTCTCTGGCAATCATTGCCGTCGCTCGTATTGCCCATTTATCGACATATTTCCCATCTTCCATTACAGGAAACATTTCTTCAGGCTTAACCATGCATTCCGATTGCAGCTTGCATCCATTGCATCGCTTGAATTGTCCACACCATTGATTTTTATCAATAGTCGTAGTCATAAGGATAGTCCTGGTATTGTTCCATCACATCCTGGGGATGCTCTTCGAACTCTTCAAATTCTTCTTCCATATATCACCTTAAATAGTGGATTGCGGTAGTAAAGATTGTGCCTGTCTTTTAACCACATCAGGCTCGGTGGTTCTCGTGTACCCCTACAGCGAGAAATCGGATAAACTCTATTCACCCCTACAGAGAGCAAAAGAGAAACGCCGATGAACAACTCATGGTGGCAGGAACTAATGCATTTTTTCCTGCAAGGAATGACACTTAAACAGTTGATTCATATGCTAATCATCCTGATCATATTGATTATTGTTATGCCGGTAAGCGTAAAAGAATGGATAAACCTGCATAATCCAGAAATCCTTCCTCATTACTGGATGTATTACATCCTGTTGTTTTGCGTTAGCTATGTGCTTAACGGCGTTGTTAATTCCGCTTATCACGCTGTGACTGAAAGAATTGAGGTATTCGCTGCTCAGAAGCGCAAATCTAAAGAAGAAAAATATGTGCAAGATTTGTTTGATTCGTTAACTCTTGGAGAAAGAGCGTATTTGGCATTCGCTGTAGCCGCGAATAACCAGCTAAAGACAGAAAAGGGAAGCCCTGAAGCAATCTCATTGCTCGAAAAAGGGCTTCTTATTCGGATACCTTCTGCTACTGGATATCCTGAAATCGACCGTTTTGTTATCCCGGAACGCTATAGAAATGAGTGCTACATTAGGTTTGCTGGGAAGAAAGACAGTCTTATGGATGAACTTATCGCTCAGGATAAGCATGGCAAAAACAAGTAATTAGCAAATGATTTATCATCTCGCCGTCAGTTGTTTTGATTTCCTGTAGCCTGCCGCGTAAATGGCTACGTTTGGCAGGCAAACACTTCCACTGCATTCATCAACTTTCTTGCAGCGAAGACTTCCGAGTGATGCTGCTTTGTCTGCTCTGACGCAACCAGAGAGCTTTAGCGCAATTTTTCGCGCCAGTCGCTGCTCTTGCATCGCCTGTTCACGTTGAGCCTGTCTGCGTGCTCTGCGGCGATTTCTGGCGTTATCGTCAGCCAGATATGTAATGACTACTGTCATGTTGACCTCCGATGAAACAACTTTGGAATTGATAGTGATTGCAAAGTGGTTTCTGGCCCCTCGAATTGAGGGGCAGAAAGAGCATCTCGCCACCTAATAGGTCGATGCTCGGATCGAGAGATTTAATTAACCTCGGTTTTGAAGTTATGCATTCACATAAATCCTCCTGTTGCATGTGCAGCATTGGCTGTGTTTGGCGGCTGCATTTCGCCTATGGAATTGACTTTGGCGGTGACGCGCCGGGTGCTTATCTTCCGGTTGCCGTCGTGCAGCTGCACTTCACGTCACCCCAAAGCCAACTACTCTTTGGTTCCCGCATTTCGGCGGGACAATCCCATCAATGTTAAAGAGCCTGCCAATCTGTTCCGTTTGGCTACCAGCGTCCTGCTGATGGTTAAAGAATACTGTAGGTATTTTATTTTGTAAATACTCAAGGTATTTATTTTGGTGAAATAATGATAAGCAAATGAATACAAAGGATATTTATTTTTTCGGCGTCTGCTTGTTCAGTGCTTTTTATGCGGGATATGTGAAGTGGATCCCGATAGCTATTGCTGCCGGGATTATGGGTTAGTCAGCGAAGGTTAAGACGAGAATTACCTTAATGATGTCTGCTACAACAGACACGGCCATAGATAAACCAAAGACGATCCAAGCCATAGAGATGTCTTCACTACCATCGTATAGAGTTCCGTAATCACTGGTATAAGGCGTAAATGTCGCGCCTTGATACAATAGGTATAAGCTTGATCCATAGAGGATAAATGCAGATATCCCTTGTATTGCTATGATCACCAGAATCATGAAACGAGCTGATCTATGCGCCCAAGCCTGGCTTATTTTTTCTGATAGAGATTTCGCAAGAAAAGCATGCGCTAAGCCGTAAATTGTCGAGATTGCCAACATCCCAAAAAAGCTTGCTATAGCGGTTCCAACCATAAGCGCCCCTTGCGTGATCAAACCAGCCTTAGTTTTGTCTCAATTGCAACGCCTATAATCTTGCAGTTTCCATTGATTGGCACGAGAGGCCATGCAGGATTAAGTCCCTTGAGGTATTTATTTCCGCCGTCGATTATCAGCTTCTTGAATGTTGCTTCGTTAGAGTCAGAAAGTTTTGCTATGACCAAGCTGCCGTTGACCGCCTCCCTTCCGGTATCGAAAAGAACGAATGTTCCCTCTGGAATGCTTAACCCAACCGGTGCCGTCATTGAATCACCTTCCACTTTAAGCCAGAACGCATTACCTTGAATATGCGCGTCAGACTCAAGCCAAACATCTATGTCTTTAATGGTGTATGGTTCGCATGCTTCACACCACGAGCCAGCCTGGATACTGCTTAACACCGGATACCTCTTTCCTGCTCTGTATTCCCCTGCATACCTTACGTTGGCATCGCTCTTAAGGCTTTCTGCCTGTTCTGCAACCTTGGCAGCAATTGACTGGCTAAAATCAGCAATTGAGACTTGCAACAACCGTGCAAAACCAGATGCAACCTCAACGTTTAGCGCGTTTCTGCCATTAAGATAATGCCCTACCGCTCCTTGGGTGATACCCAGTTCATCAGCGATTGAGTATTGGGTTATTCCCAATTCTTTCTTTTTTGACTCATACAAAGCCTTAAGCCGCTTAGCGTCTTCGAGCTGTTCTGTCGTCAGTGATTTTTTATTTTCCATAGCTTAATTCTAATAGCTAAGGTACTTAAACTAAAAATACCCTGAGTATTGATTGATTTGAATACCTGTAGTATTCTTTGTTCATGGTTAATAACGGAGAGTGCATATGATTCGAATGACACTTGCCGATTACGCCAAAATCCATGGACAGGCTAAAGCAGCCAGTGACTTTGGTGTAATCCAGTGCGCTATCAGCAAGGCCATTCTGGCAGGCCGTAACATCATGGTTACGGTAAAGCCTGATGGCAGTGTGATTGGAGAGGAAGTTCGTCCTTTCCCAAGCAACAAGAAAAACAAATAGTAACACCGCTCTTTAACAGTCATGGTCATCACTCCCGCCGAAATGCGGGAATACAACGCGCATAATTTGATGCGCATAACTTCTTATTTGTTAAGGAAATACTTACATATGCAACTTACAAGTACTCGCAAGAAAGCGAATGCAATTACAAGCAACATCCTGAATCGAATTGCTGTACGTGGTCAGCGAAAGGTTGCCGACGCGTTAGGGATTAATGAATCGCAAATTTCGCGATGGAAAGACAGCTTTATCCCAAAGATGGCCATGCTTCTGGCTGTGCTGGAGTGGGGTGTTGAAGACGAGGAATTAGCAAAGCTAGCAAAGAAAGTAGCCATGGTGCTGACAAAAGAAAAGCCTCAAGACTGCTGCAACAGTTTTGAGGCCTGATGTAGAAAGACTGGATCAATCCACAGGAGTCATTATGACAAATACAGCAAAAATACTCAACTTCTGCAGAGGTAACTTTGCCAAACAGGAGCGTAATGTGGCAGATCTCGATGATGGTTACGCCAGACTATCAAATATGCTGCTTGAGGCTTATTCAGGCGCAGATCTGACCAAGCGACAGTTTAAAGTGCTGCTTGCCATTCTGCGTAAAACCTATGGGTGGAATAAACCAATGGACAGAATCACCGATTCTCAACTTAGCGAGATTACAAAGTTACCCGTCAAACGGTGCAATGAAGCCAAGTTAGAACTCGTCAGAATGAATATTATCAAGCAGCAAGGCGGCATGTTTGGACCAAATAAAAACATCTCAGAATGGTGTATCCCTCAAAACGAGGGAAAATCCCCTAAAACGAGGGATAAAACATCCCTCAAATTGGGGGATTGCTATCCCTCAAAACAGGGGGACACAAAAGACACTAATACAAAAGAAAAAAGAAAAGATTATTCGTCAGAGAATTCTGGCGAATCCTCTGACCAGCCAGAAAACGATCTTTCTGTGGTTAAACCGGATGCTGCAATTCAGAGCGGCAGCAAGTGGGGAACAGCAGAAGACCTGACCGCCGCAGAGTGGATGTTTGACATGGTGAAGACTATCGCACCATCAGCCAGAAAACCGAATTTTGCTGGGTGGGCTAACGATATCCGCCTGATGCGTGAACGTGACGGACGTAACCATCGCGACATGTGTGTACTGTTCCGCTGGGCATGCCAGGACAACTTCTGGTCCGGTAACGTTCTTAGCCCGGCCAAACTCCGCGACAAGTGGACCCAGCTCGAAATCAACCGTAACAAGCAACAGGCAGTCGTGACAGCCAGCAAACCAAAACTCGACCTGACAAACACAGACTGGATTTACGGGGTGGATCTATGAAAAACATCGCCGCACAGATGGTTAACTTTGACCGTGAGCAGATGCGTCGGATCGCCAACAACATGCCGGAACAGTACGACGAAAAGCCGCAGGTACAGCAGGTAGCGCAGATCATCAACGGTGTGTTCAGCCAGTTACTGGCAACTTTCCCGGCGAGCCTGGCTAACCGTGACCAGAACGAACTGAACGAAATCCGCCGCCAGTGGGTTCTGGCTTTCCGGGAAAACGGGATCACCACAATGGAACAGGTTAACGCAGGAATGCGCGTAGCCCGTCGGCAGAATCGACCATTTCTGCCATCACCCGGGCAGTTTGTTGCATGGTGCCGGGAAGAAGCATCCGTTATCGCCGGACTGCCAAACGTCAGCGAGCTGGTTGATATGGTTTACGAGTATTGCCGGAAGCGAGGCCTGTATCCGGATGCGGAGTCTTATCCGTGGAAATCAAACGCGCACTACTGGCTGGTTACCAACCTGTATCAGAACATGCGGGCCAATGCGCTTACTGATGCGGAATTACGCCGTAAGGCCGCAGATGAGCTTGTCCATATGACTGCGAGAATTAACCGTGGTGAGGCGATCCCTGAACCAGTAAAACAACTTCCTGTCATGGGCGGTAGACCTCTAAATCGTGCACAGGCTCTGGCGAAGATCGCAGAAATCAAAGCTAAGTTCGGACTGAAAGGAGCAAGTGTATGACGGGCAAAGAGGCAATTATTCATTACCTGGGGACGCATAATAGCTTCTGTGCGCCGGACGTTGCCGCGCTAACAGGCGCAACAGTAACCAGCATAAATCAGGCCGCGGCTAAAATGGCACGGGCAGGTCTTCTGGTTATCGAAGGTAAGGTCTGGCGAACGGTGTATTACCGGTTTGCTACCAGGGAAGAACGGGAAGGAAAGATGAGCACGAACCTGGTTTTTAAGGAGTGTCGCCAGAGTGCCGCGATGAAACGGGTATTGGCGGTATATGGAGTTAAAAGATGACCATCTACATTACTGAGCTAATAACAGGCCTGCTGGTAATCGCAGGCCTTTTTATTTGGGGGAGAGGGAAGTCATGAAAAAACTAACCTTTGAAATTCGATCTCCAGCACATCAGCAAAACGCTATTCACGCAGTACGGCAAATCCTTCCAGACCCAACCAAACCAATCGTAGTAACCATTCAGGAACGCAACCGCAGCTTAGACCAGAACCGAAAGCTTTGGGCTTGCCTTGGTGACGTCTCTCGTCAGGTTGAATGGCATGGTCGCTGGCTGGATGCAGAAAGCTGGAAGTGTGTGTTTACCGCAGCATTAAAGCAGCAGGATGTTGTTCCTAACCTTGCCGGGAATGGCTTTGTGGTAATAGGCCAGTCAACCAGCAGGATGTGTGTAAGCGAATTTGCGGAGCTATTAGAGCTTATACAGGCATTCGGTACAGAGCGTGGCGTTAAGTGGTCAGACGAAGCGCGACTGGCTCTGGAGTGGAAAGCGCGATGGGGAGATCGGGCTGCATGACTATCAAATCAAATACGCCAGCGCACGACAAGGACTGCTGGCAAACGCCGCTTTGGCTTTTTGATGCACTGGATATTGAGTTTGGATTCTGGCTGGATTCGGCAGCGAGCGACAAAAATGCTCTGTGTGCTCACTGGCTAACTGAGGCCGACGACGCGCTCAATTCTGAGTGGGTAAGCCACGGTGCAATCTGGAATAACCCACCGTACAGCAATATCAGGCCGTGGGTGGAAAAAGCCGCTGAGCAGTGCATACAACAGCGACAGACGGTAGTGATGCTTGTGCCAGAGGATATGTCAGTCGGATGGTTCAGCAAGGCTCTGGAGAGTGTTGACGAAGTTCGTATTATCACTGATGGACGGATTAATTTTATCGAACCATCGACAGGGCTGGAGAAGAAGGGAAACAGCAAAGGTTCCATGCTGCTGATTTGGCGACCGTTCATCAGTCCTCGACGGATGTTTACTACCGTATCCAAAGCGGCATTGATGGCGATCGGGCAGGGCGTCAGGAGGGCGGCATGAGGCGACAGCGACGAAGTTTCACCGACATCATCTGCGAAAACTGCAAATACCTTCCAACGAAACGCTCCAGAAATAAACGCAAGCCAATCCCGAAAGAATCTGACGTAAAAACCTTCAACTACACGGCTCACCTGTGGGATATCCGGTGGCTTAGAGAACGTGCGAGGAAAACAAGGTGATTGACCCAAATCGAAGTTACGAACAACAAAGCGTCGAGCGGGCTTTAACGTGCGCTAACTGCGGTCAGAAGCTGCATGTGCTGGAAGTTCACGTGTGTGAGCACTGCTGCGCAGAACTGATGAGCGATCCGAATAGCTCAATGTACGAGGAAGAAGACGATGAATGAGTTAATAAATGGCAATGCCATCAAAATGACAAGCATTGAAATCGCTGAGTTGGTGGGTAAGCGTCATGACAATGTGAAACGTACCATCGAAACGCTGGCTAAAAATGGTGTTATCCGGCTTCCTCAAATTGAGGTTTCCGAAAGAATCAATAACTTAGGGTTCAATGTTCAGTACGAGCATTACGTCTTCGAAGGCGAACAAGGTAAGCGAGATAGTATTGTTGTTGTTGCCCAGTTGTCGCCAGAGTTCACCGCTCGCCTTGTTGACCGCTGGCGAGATCTTGAAGAAGCTGCGGTTAATATCCCCAAAACGCTACCGGAAGCGTTGCGCCTTGCTGCTGATCTTGCTGAGCAGAAAATGCAACTGGAAAACCAGCTTGCAATTGCCGCACCTAAAGTTGAGTTTGCCGATCGCGTTGGCGAGGCCAGCGGAATTTTGATTGGAAACTTTGCAAAGGTTGTCGGTATTGGTCCAAACAAACTGTTTGCGTGGATGCGCGATCACAAAATCCTTATTGCTTCAGGTTCCCGGCGCAATGTGCCAATGCAGGAATATATGGATCGCGGCTATTTCACAGTGAAAGAAACAGCGGTCAACACAAATCACGGAATACAGATATCGTTCACCACAAAAATCACCGGGCGTGGTCAACAGTGGCTGACCAGAAAGCTGCTCGATAATGGAATGCTGAAAGTAACAGGGGAGGCTGCTTAATGGCTAATCTACGCAAAGAAGCACGCGGCAGAGAATGCCAGGTACGTATTTACGGCGTATGCAATGGTAATCCTGAAACTACAGTTCTGGCACATTACCGGATGGCTGGAATTTGCGGAACGGGAATGAAGCCTGACGACCTGATCGGCGCATGGGCTTGTAGCGCGTGTCACGATGAAATCGACCGACGCACCCATAATCTCGACAACAAAGACGCCAAACTTTACCACCTCGAAGGCGTGATCAGGACGCAGGCGATACTGCTGAAGGAGGGGAAGATTAAGCCATGAACGAATATCAGTTTGTGCTTCCATACCCGCCGTCGGTGAACACCTACTGGCGAAGACGGGGAAGCCAATACTACATCAGCGCTAAAGGCCAGAAATACCGAAAAGATGTACAGCAAATAATCCGCCAACTCAAGTTAGACATTTTCACCAAATCACGACTCCGCATCAAAGTCATCGCAGACGTTCCAGACTCCCGCCGCCGCGACCTCGACAACATCCTGAAAGGTTTACTCGACTCCCTTATCCACGCCGGATTTGCGGAAGACGACGAGCAATTCGATGACATTCGTGTAATTCGTGGTGTGAAAGTACCAGGCGGAAGGCTTGGAATAAAAATCACCGAACTGGAGAACGCATGAACGCCACAATTCAAACGATACCAGAGCTTCTTATCCAGACACGAGGCAATCAGACCGAAGTGGCGAGGATGCTTTCCTGCGCAAGAGGAACAGTGCTCAAGTACAACCGAGACAGCAAAGGCGAGCGTCACGTAATAGTTAACGGCGTCCTGATGGTCAAACAGGGCAAGAGGGGAAGACCATGAGACTCGAAAGCGTAGCTAAATTTCATTCGCCAAAAAGCCCGATGATGAGCGACTCACCACGGGCTACGGCTTCTGACTCTCTTTCCGGTACTGATGTGATGGCTGCTATGGGGATGGCGCAATCACAAGCCGGATTCGGAATGGCTGCATTCTGTGGCAAGCACGAACTCAGCCAGAACGACAAACAAAAGGCTATCAACTATCTGATGCAATTTGCACACAAGGTATCGGGGAAATACCGTGGTGTGGCAAAGCTCGAAGGAAATACTAAGGCAAAGGTACTGCAAGTGCTCGCAACATTCGCTTATGCGGATTATTGCCGTAGTGCCGCGACGCCGGGCGCAAGATGCAGAGATTGTCACGGTACTGGCCGGGCCGTTGATATTGCCAAAACAGAACGGTGGGGGAGAGTTGTCGAGAAAGAGTGCGGAAGATGCAAAGGCGTCGGCTATTCAAGGATGCCAGCAAGCGCAACATATCGCGCTGTGACGATGCTAATCCCAAACCTTACTCAACCCACCTGGTCACGCACTGTTAAGCCGCTGTATGACGCTCTGGTGGTTCAATGCCACAAGGAAGAGTCAATCGCAGACAACATTTTGAACGCGGTCACACGTTAGCAGCATGATTGCCACGGATGGCAACATATTAACGGCATAATATTGACTTTTTGAATAAAATTGGGTAAATTTGACTCAACGATGGATAAATGCACTCGTTAAATAAAGCCCTGAGTTAATATCTCGGGGCTTTTTGCGTTTTAAGCACGGCCTTTCTGAAAGCACATCAAACCAAATACCAGACAGACAAAAATAATCACCTTATCCGCTGTGGCTACGGTGCGGTGTGCTTTGCATAAAAGAAAACCAGCGCAATGGCTGGCTTCGTGAAAGCGGGTGGCATGAGGTTGCCCTAACAACCTCCTGCCGTTTTGCCCGTGCATATCGGTCACGAACAAATCTGATTACTAAACACAGTAGCCTGGATTTGTTCTATCAGTAATCGACCTTATTCCTAATTAAATAGAGCAAATCCCCTTATTGGGGGTAAGACATGAAGATGCCAGAAAAAAATGACCTGTTAGCCGCCATTCTCGCGGCAAAGGAACAAGGCATCGGGGCAATCCTTGCGTTTGCAATGGCGTACCTTCGCGGCAGATATAATGGCGGTGCGTTTACAAAAACAGTAATCGACGCAACGATGTGCGCCATTATCGCCTGGTTCATTCGTGACCTTCTCGACTTCGCCGGACTAAGTAGCAATCTCGCTTATATAACGAGCGTGTTCATCGGCTACATCGGTACTGACTCGATTGGTTCGCTTATCAAACGCTTCGCTGCTAAAAAAGCCGGAGTAGAAGATGGTGGAAATCAATAATCAACGTAAGGCGTTCCTCGATATGCTGGCGTGGTCAGAGGGAACAGATAACGGACGTCAGAAAACCAGAAATCATGGTTATGACGTCATTGTAGGAGGAGAGCTATTCACTGATTACTCCGATCACCCTCGCAAACTTGTCACGCTAAACCCAAAACTCAAATCAACAGCAGCCGGACGCTACCAGCTTCTTTCCCGTTGGTGGGATGCCTACCGCAAGCAGCTTGGGCTGAAAGACTTCTCTCCGAAAAGCCAGGACGCTGTTGCACTACAGCAGATTAAAGAGCGTGGCGCTTTACCGATGATTGATCGCGGTGATATTCGTCAGGCTATCGACCGTTGCAGCAATATCTGGGCTTCACTGCCGGGCGCTGGTTATGGTCAGTTCGAGCATAAGGCTGACAACCTGATTGCAAAATTCAAAGAAGCAGGCGGAACGGTCAGAGAGATTGAGGTATGAGCAGAGTAACCGCGATTATCTCCGCTCTGGTTATCTGCATCATCGTTTGCCTGTCATGGGCTGTTAATCATTACCGTGATAACGCCATTACCTACAAAGCCCAGCGCGATAAAGCCACGTACATCATCGCTGACATGCAGAAGCGTCAACGTGATGTAGCAGAACTCGACGCCAGATACACAAAGGAGCTTGCTGATGCTAACGCGACTATCGAAAGTCTCCGTGCTGATGTTTCTGCTGGGCGTAAGCGCCTGCAAGTCGCCGCCACCTGTGCAAAGTCAACGACCGGAGCCAGCAGCATGGGCGATGGAGAAAGCCCAAGACTTACAGCAGATGCTGAACTCAATTATTACCGTCTCAGAAGTGGAATCGACAGGATAACCGCGCAGGTTAACTACCTGCAGGAATACATCAGGACGCAATGCCTGAAATGATCGGGCGATGAAAACCAAAAAAAACAGGAGCAATACATGACTAAGCTTTATCACCGCATCTCAACTTTTCTCTCTGGTTGCTGGGCGTTTATCACGTCTATTTCGTTCGCCATCTTTAGTTTCGGCAGCACAGCGTGCTCGCTTAGTCGGGGTCTGTGGCGTGCTATTTCAGCACTAGCGCCGAAATTTTTACCTGAAAAGGCTGTTTGGCGAATTGTAGAGCGAATGTGTAGTGAGAGCGTTCGCGAGAAGATTAACGTATTTGGACGTCATCCTCGAAATACAGGCGCATTGTGCAGTCCGTTACTGTAGTCATTACAAAGCCCATCTACGGGTGGGCTTGATAATGAAACCGGAATTTATTCTTGGCAACCAGTTACGGCAGTACCACGAAACAACCCAAGCCAGAAAGTGTGGAAATAACACTGGCAGCCACTGAAAGATAAACCTCCTGCCTTATGGCAAAAAAGATTCTTTGTGGTGGCGGACTGATGGAAAGACATCGGTTATTGCAGAGACCATTCAATGAGTGGTCTCGACAATGGCTTATACCCTACACGGGATAACTTAACTGATATCCCTTTTAACGGATAAACGGAGCCAACAATGGCAGAGATTATTCCCATGACTGAAGAACAGAAATTCCAGTTAGAGATTTACAAACTGGTCATGAACCAGAACGCCGCCGTGCATGGAGACTGGCATGAACAAAGAGCTCCGCGTATATGGCAGCCGATGGGATAAGGCCCGTCTGCGTTTTCTCCAGCAGCACCCACTGTGTGTGATGTGCGAGCAGCAGGGGCGCATAACACCAGCAACGGTGGTCGACCATATCGTGCCCCACAAACTGAAAGATGCGCTTAAGTCAGGTAACCCTCTGGCCATATCGAAAGCACAGCTCCTGTTCTGGAGTAAAGAGAACTGGCAGCCACTGTGCAAAGCGCATCATGACTCAACGAAACAGAGAATGGAGAAGAGCGGCGCGGTAATAGGTTGTGATGCCAACGGCTACCCGCTCGATCCTGCGTCTCACTGGAGCACGTAATGAAAGACCTCATCATTGAATACCGAGACGGTAAGTTTGTTCAGCTGGCGATTGATGGCGTGGAGATGAAGCGCGTAACGTCTATCCAGTTCTCCCACACCGTAGGCGAGGACGTACCGACATTGACCGTCTCAGGACATGTGTGGTCCGAGTATGGGAAAGGCGATCACAAACTCGAACAGGTAGACAAACATTCGGCATAGCGCGGCGGCGGCAAGTCGATTATCTATCATGTGAAATCATTTCAAATGCAACGATATCAAATGAGAATGAATCGCATTCATGGCAGGGGGGGGGGATCAAATCTTCAAAACCTTTTCCCTAAATGACAGAGACGTAGTAGTCGGCGTCTCTCAAGGCACACAGGGGATAGG